TCTACACTGTTCTGCAATATCTTTATGTTCCTTCTGAGTACCATGAGCAGATCTAAGATCAATATAATGTATCCATGATCTTACGCTACCAGACATATAAAGTTTAGTGGGTACAGCAAGTGGTAATACAAATCTGGCACATTCTTTAGCAACACCCATATCTATCATATAACGATAGAGATCTTGGGCATCAGTAAAATGTTGTCTAATTTCTTTCTCTAACAATTCTATTTTTTCTGGATCAAGATCATTAGTAGAGTTTTGACGATTCTTTTCATCCTGCCTTCTTAGTTCTGGCAAAGGTATATTACCCTTTGTCACTAGAGAAGTATCAGCATAACGCTGAGAAAATTCTTGAAAGGTAAATGATCTATGACGCAATATCTGAGCAGCAAGACCTCTAGTAGTCTCAATCTCTAGCGTCATAAATGCTTGTTCAAATATAGACCAATGCTGATGCTTGATACAATAAGCAAGCAATTTAGCATAGTTTGGATTATCCTGATTGTTTGGATTAGAAACTCTAGCAATATATGCTATTTGCTCCTCAGGATTTGGTGTTATCTGAATTAGTTTGACTGTCATTCTGTAGTTTTCTCAGTTGTTTCACTTTAAGTTTTGCTTTAGCATCTCTCCTTGCCTGACGCAGATAATGAAGTTCTTCTTCATTATACATCTCAGGATGTTTGAGTGCCTTTTTCACCAACTTGATCGTTTCCTTTAGTTTCATAACTCCTTCTATATGCCTCGAAATAACTTAACACACCGTTTGATGTTACCTGTCTATTACACCAATCGTTAGCACACTCGTAGATTGCTCGATTGAGATAGGTATTACTACCGTATTTAGACAACAGTATCTTGAGCACTTGCTGCCGAAGAACTTCACTCTTAGGGTTAATTGGAGAGATCATGATGCATAATCCTTTACATAACATGGTACACCTTCTGGATCTAACCATTTGGTATACTCAAAATCCTCTAGAGCATAATCTAATTGGATACTATTGTCAAGAAGGTACATATCGTTGTATCTTCGTGAGTATTCATTAAATTTTTGAATACGATAATCTGGTTTACCATTGTGCTCAATAACACCTGACTCAACATACCGATATGGGAATCGCTCAAGAATAGTTTTCATAATTTAGGTTTCAGATACCTCTCTATTTTAGCAGGTTGTAGCACATAAAACAAGCTTTTTTGGATACCAATTTGCCTCATTTTGGCAATTCTGTGCTTTCCGTCTATCATTCTGTATTTTTTGTTGTATGGATTTGGAGCATTTTCTACCAAAATACAAGGATATGAGATATCGCAATTATCGTATCTTTTACTATCCAAGGTTTTAAAAAAATATTCTTTGGGAAAATGCATTCCCTTCCAACCAATACGATCATGATTTATCATCTTTAATCGTTTTTTAGTCAAAAGATGCTCAATATCACCCAAATCTATTATTTGTGATTCATCAGACATCCTCCAATCACCATATGCAGAGATTGTACAAGAATGAATATTATTCTTCAGAGTCATCCCAGAGTTCTACAGCACCGTCAAGAGGGGCAGCAACATGATGTGCTATTGCATCATCATTATCAGAAAGAGGAGTAAATGCTGATGGTGTATCACTTTGACTTGGTGCAACATATGCTTCAGTATCAGAATAAATTTCTGACTCCAATTCTTCCTGAATTTCTTTTAATGCTCTAATAAGAACTTTTAACTTACCTTTATTCATTTAACAACTCACCAGATCGTCTATCTATGTCTGACATAGTACTACTTGACCTAAAGTATTTGTTGATGACATCTATTTGATCCTGATACTTTGCTATTATGTCCAATTCTTTTTCAATAGATTCTAATATATCTGTATGTTCACCAACACCTGCAGGATGTTCTAGGTAAATTTCAATGTTTGCTCTGTGTTTAGCAATATCACCTTGAGCATGTGCCAATAGTGCTCTTAGGATTTGCTCTCTCATATGAAGTGCCATAAGATTTCCTTTTTGGATATTGTACCATAAAAAAAGAAGGGGTTCAACCCCTTCTGTATAAAAGTCTAGCTTCAGCGTAGATGATAGTCAGAAACACCACGCTTGCTACGAGAATTTCTGCTGTAACTAACATAATACCCTCAACTCTTAGATGCGAATTTACGCTCTACTTTGATACCACGATACATTAATTCGTGGCGTTGTTTTTGAGCAGCTTCTGCTAGTACTTTTGCATTGTACTCATCAGAGTCATACTTGACTCCTCTGTATGTGACTTGTGCCATTTGGTTTCTCCTAAAGTAATGGGCGGTTTTAATGCCGTTCCTTCAGTCAGCTTTTGCGTCCTCCAAAGAGGATGAACGAAATCCGTTCCGAGTTGGCTTACTTGCGACCCTTCTGGGTTGAACGATGTGTGAATTATAACACATTACTATGTATAATACCAGTTTTGTAACAAAAGGTAAAGTAAACCCTACAGGTCAAAAAATTTGCGGAGTTTTTTTTCCCGATTATCTGAAATAAGAGTTCGGTTTTCCCTCAGGGATACATTCTAAAACTTTTTCTCTTGGGAACCAACCCAACTCACGCAGTGCAGTAGTGTCAGCACAGGTAACATCTCTCTCACCTGGTGTGTGCTCCTTGACTGGTAGGTTCATGTATCCAAAAGCTTCTGCTAGTTCCTTGACTGTTGTGGTCTCACCTGTTCCAACATCTATATGTCCAGTATATGTACTAGACATTAAATAACAAATTGCCCTAGCAACATCTTTAACATGAATCCAATCTCTTTTATGGTTGGTAACATATTTGACACTATTATCTTGTAACATTCTAAACAACATATCAGATCTACTATTCTCACCATACACAGTCTGGAATCTCATCCCTACACTGTTAGGTGGTGCTTGTAGTTCATTAACCTTCTTAGTAATACCGTAAGGATTCTGCCACCACTCTTCTACTTGTGCTGAACTAGCATATAGTAACCTAGTGTTGTATCTCTTACAATAATCAAAAATAGGTTTAGATTTCTCTACATTGTTTTCCCAAAACTTTTCTGGATTGTCTACACTGTCTCTGATAGCAGCAAACGCTGCTAGGTGGATGATGTAATCATATGGTTTATCAAACATACTAATCTCAGACTGAAAATCCCCGACATCATCGGGGAAATCCATGCCATCAACTCCGTAACCATAACCTGAATCATGTCTAAGGTGATTGAAGACATAATTGCCTATGAATCCCTTATGACCAGTAACAAGAATCTTTGTCATTCTTTTCTTTTTTTCTTTTTATTAGTTGGTGCAGGAGTATTACCCCATAGATTAGGTCTAACATTACCTTTTGTATATCTAATGTCTTTGAGACCACCTTTTAGTTTGTCCCAATAGAAATTAAATATATCTACTTTTTTAGCAGCAATGACAATATCATGATAAGTTTTATCAGAATTGTCCACAGTATAATCTACAATAAAAGAATTTGTAGGTAAATTTGTTTGGTCTGCTTTGTCTAGAACACAATCTATGTCATGGATGTTAATCCAATATTCTTCCTTTGCTGATTTTTTATCTTCAGCAGTCCAGACTCTAGACCCTGTTGCCCCAGACGATATCGGGGTAGGCTTCTTTAACGACTGGGAAGCTGCATTTGTATCTTTTGCCAAGTTTTTTGTCCTTTGCTAAACAAACTATTTCTGCTTCGTCAGGGTGTAACGCCTCAAGCAGTTGAATGAACAAGACTTCTCTACGAGTATTGTTGATCTCGTAGTTGCCTCCTTCAATAAAATTATACAATGTTCTGTACTCAGATGCAAGCTTGCTTTGAGATTCTATTGTTGGAGATGGATTTGGTTCAAATGGTACTTCACCCTCTGGTAAGGCACTCTTAATACTCTCATCAAAGTTCCAGATGAGTATAGATCTTACTGCCTTAGAGTCGTACTCTTGAAGCACCTCTATCTTTTTTTGTTTGGTCTTAGCGTTATTAACTGCTGTTAATACTTCGCTAACAAGAGGTTTTGGTGGTAATTTTGCCATGATAATGAATTAAATTAATCGTTGTCGTCGTCTTCATCATCCAATGTAGGATCAAATCTAAAAGCGATCACAGAGTCTGGAATAATATTTCCATTCTCATCGTACATTTCTGGATGTGTAGGAACATTTATAGTAGGTCTGTCATGATGATACATCATGTACTCTCTTAGTACCCATCCTAGCATGCCTGACACAATCGCTGTCACGAAAACAATGAACGATCCGAGGACTAAAGATGTTGCTAACATTTTCTTACTCCATAAGGGTTTGTTTAATAATTTAAAACTGTCCCTCCATGCTAATTAATTTTATTTAGTTAGCAAGATTATTTTCTTTAAAGTACACCGCCACCTCTGAAGCACCACCAATATGCAACCTCTCTCCCTTAGGAAGATCTGCTACTACTTGTGGAAATTGATAGGTGTCGAACTCTCCATTAAACTCTTCAATAGTGAAGTGTTCGTCTAGAGTATACACTACATACTGCTGATTTGTCAACTGCATTAGTTGTTTTACCTTGTCACAATAATTGCAACCATTCATAGAATATATTGTGAACTGTGACATAGATCAATGAAAAAATTATTTATAGGAATGCAGGTTCTCCGTCTTGACCTCCATACACCACTATATTAACATCTCTTAGGTCTTCTGGAGCAGGGATGCCGTTATATATTGTAACACCAAATCCTGTTGTTGTCCTGTCGTATACCGTAGCATCAACTAAACCACCTGGAAAATTGTTTGTACCTCTACCATTTACCACTACAGCATAGTTACTATCGTTCATTTCATCTGCGAAGTTGATTGTATATACACCTGTGGATGCTTGTTCAATAGAACTAACATTAAATGATCTATCGCCAGGTACATAGTCGCTGTTACCTACACCTAAGTTAGTGTTCATGTACCATGCAGTAGCACGACCCTCAAACATCTGAGTGTGTGTACATGTCTTCAGTCCTGCAGTATTCTTATACTCTCCTACCTTAAGGACTCTATTCATCTCAGAGTTAAAGACCTGAATGGAGTTACCCATACTACCCATACTAGAACCAACACCCATACCATACCAGAATAGTGATGGTGTGAACTCAGTAACAGTAATTTCAGTATAAGATCCAGTCTCAGTAACATCCTGTGTCATCTCAGCAGGTGTAGTACTACCATAACCTACTGGATCACCTGATGCTGATGTATAAAATCTAAGAGGATAATTTGATTGCTGTGCAGCATTTTCAAATCTATATGTCTGTCCAACTTCAAATCTTAGATAAGGTGATTCGTATCCTTGAATATTAACTGATCTATCAGATCCAATTCCATGATACCTATGGTTGGTAGTCTTAGTACCAATAGTAACAGGTAGAGGTAAGAATGGTCCTTTATGTTCTGTATAAAGACTCTTAGAGGTCTCTGCAGCA